TGCGGCCTTGTCGGATGAAACCCTGGACAAGATTCTAGAGGACATTGATCAACACGTTAGAAAAACAGAAAAGAAGGGGCTGCTCTAAGTGACCTGGCATCATCCTAATTACTACAGAAAGCTTCGCGCTGAGCGCAAAAAAATTCCTGTTAGTGGAATGAAGGACCGGGAAACCGGTCCTTCTAGAATCCGAACAGAAGATCTAATCGATTATAAAAAATTTGAAAAAATGATGAATACACAATTAGAAGTCTCAAGCTCAAGCTCAAGCTCCAAGGCCCAAGCTCCAAGGCTCAAGCGCACAACCTGAGGTTGTATTCTAAACCAGAACCTAGTTCAGGTTCTGGAGGCACAAGCCACAAGCCGTCAGTCCCAAGCAGTCAGGTTCAAGCTTCAAGCCGCAAGCAACAAGCTCCTTGATCCTCGAACCACGGTACATGGATACTGAAGAAGTTTTAGGGGGTAAAGGACCGAGGGCCTTTACCATGATAAAAGTATTGTTAGGATGACGTGTATGGAACGCAATTTGGTGTGGTGAAAAACGAATCTTTCTACTCTTCGTTACCTTAAGCTCTATAGTGCAAAAGTGCCCAGAAGTATTATAGACCAATAAATCAGGAGTCCCAAGTAAGCTAGTGTTTTCAATCCTGATAAAGGAAAGTTCCTTAAAATTTCTTTTGATTTGTTGATAAAATTTAGCTTCTGGACCCATGAAGTTTTCGGGGTAATGTCGTCACTCATTATGCGCCCGGCGTACGCAATTTATCCGGTAAAATTATATTAGACGCCTCTGCTGTTTTCATAACAAGACGGTGCGAATGATGGTTTTTATGTAACCCAAATATAGTTTGACTGTTCTCTTGTACTTCCATTTTTTTAATTTCGTGTAAGTGACCATTCACTTCAACATATAGTACAGCATCACTAACAGCATTGCCTTGCCTCGTGCCTGCCTTATTACTAGCGGTAAAAGTAGAAAGGAATTCTTGTAAATCTCTTACTCTCATTTAGATTTATCCGCAAGAGTTTTTTCTATTTCTTCTTTGTAAATCTTATTATTAAACTCGAGTTCTTCTATTCTTTTCTGCTGCTTTATCAGCTTAGTACTCATATCATCTACAATCTTATAAGCTCCCTTAAGTAAATTATCGGTTTTAATCCACTCAGATTCACGTTGTTTATATTCCCATATCTGTTTCTGGTGCTTTTCAATCAAGAGGGTTAGATCAAGTTCTCCTCTGTCTTCTTTCATATCATTCATATTGACAATATAGGATACTTACCTTAAATTGTCAATATGGGTTTACCAAAAAGATTAACAGAAATGCAGAAAAGATTCGCTGAGTATTTAGTATTTGGTGGATCTGATGGACCTATGTCTAAGACAGAGTCAGCTATAGCTGCGGGCTATAGTCCTAAAAGAGCACCCGTAGAAGGATCAGAATTAACCAATCCTAGACACTCACCATTAGTGGTTCAATATATCGGAAAACTACATGAAGAAAGACTACAGAAGCATGAAGTTACTTATGCTAAACACGTAGCAGAATTAGACAGAATTAAGACAGCAGCTTTAAAAAAAGGATCTTTCTCATCCGCTGTAAACGCTGAAGTATCTCGTGGCAAGGCAGCAGGATTATACATAGACAGAAAAATAATAAAGACAGGTAAATTAGAGGACCTAACAGAAGAACAATTAGAAGCAAAAATGAAACAAATCTTAGACGACTACGCGCCTCTTTTAAATGCAACGACTGTTGAGGGTGAAGCGATTGAAGCACCTAAATCTTCTGAATCTTCCGAACCCAGTGACGAGGTATCATCGTCCGATCACCAAAGCTAAACGTACCATCATCTTCCCTATCAAAAGAAGCAAACAATTTAATTGCTTTGTTATCTTTAGAATATAACCAACCTTCATTAATTGGATAAGCTAATTTCATTTTAGTAAATTCTTTCTCATTGGCCCAGCCCGAGTCACTCATAGCGTCGACCCACTCCACTCTGACTTTTGGAAAAGGTATATCAGGAGTTGTTAGAGTTGTGATTCTTTTTCTTCTTTTCCTAGGCATTACCTTGTATAGACCATCCCTTAAAAAATGTATAGGGATCTTAAAAGAATTAGAATTAGATAGAAATTGAATTGCTTCGCGCATAGGCAATCCTATGCTGTTTTATGCGGTATTTTTAACTTTTTGTTGGTATTGCTTACTTTTAGGTAGACATTATTTAGTGTCTCTTTTTTCAAAAAGTGTCTACCCTAGTGTCTACCCTAAAGTCAATAAAATCAATGCTTCTAGACGAAAAGGACAAAAAGACACTTTTTTTTCAATGTTTTTATTTTTATTTTTTTTTTTTTTTTAAATCCCTATACACTGGATGACTGAAGACATATTTTAGCCACATTTTAGCCACATTATAGCCTGTATTCAAAGTTTTGAGTGGTCGGATTTATACTGATCAGCTTAGCCTTGTTCCGTATATGGAAATGCGTGGCCATTGGGGTCAATGGCGATAGTGTCACCAACCTTTTAATATTTTCTTTCCCTCTAACAAATTCTGTAGTCTTCTGTAAGATCTCTTTACCAGCTCCACGTTTTCTGGACCAAACAGTATAAGCTACAGCTGTGTCAGCGTCTTGTTTAAAGTGCGCATTCTGAGACATGATATCTAATTCCTTAACGGTCTTAGGTATATCATTAGTAAATGCCACACATATAATTCCTTCTATTTCTTTATTAAATTCTAAGCCATATATCTTTCTATCGTAGCTTTTCCTAAACTCGAGCGACAGCTCCGGTCTTACTGGGTCTTCTGTAATATCTATGGAATCCAACTGAATTAAGTTAGTTCCTTTAACCCATTTAAAAAAGTTCTCTAAACTTCCTACCTTATTCGCAATTTTCTTTGCTAACATCGGACTCACCTTTCATAAACCATAGGTAACTCCACTCTGTACTACCTGGTGTACATTTTTTTCCTACTTTTACACTATAAGTACATGAGTTTAATAAAACTAAACAAGAAGCAATTAACATAACTGCTAATACGCTTTTAAATGTAACATTAGCTCCTTTTAAAAGTATTTTGCTTATTTTCTTTTTTTTCATTGACTATATAACCCCCTTCCATCTTAGTTCTTCGGGTGTAAGAGCATCTAAAGCTATTTTTCCTTTGCCTTCACAATCTTCACATCTTGCGTGAACCTCTTCTTTTGCTTCTGCATAAGGCACCCTGTAAAAGCCATTACCTATACAGGTAGGGCATTTTATCTTACTATTTTCTTCCATTAAAGTCTTCCTCCTTCATTTCTACTTTTGCGTTTTCTTTCTCATCTCTTTTCATTTCATAAAATATATCTATTCTTTTTAAGGCTTCGTGTTTACAGTGTCGTAGTTCATCGCCTTTTAACTTCCACTCTTGATAGTATAGATCCGGTGTAACCATCATAATAACACATTGTTCTATGTTGCTTTTATGTTGATCATCATGGGCTAGTGCATACATTGCACATTGTAATTTGTAATCAGTGACCCATTCGTCTCTCTTTGGACGATTGCTTTGTTTAAAGTCTACAACAGTTTCAATACCATCGTGCTTACAAACAAGGTCGCAGCTACCAGCAAAAAGACCACTATATTTGAGCATGACTTCCGAGCCAAAGTATTCTTCCACTGGCGTAAGGCCCACGTCAATAATTTTCGCGGCCATGGCTTTCGCCTGTTGTCCGAGTTGCGTAAGATCATCGTAGCCAGTTCCGAGAATATGATGCTCCATGAACTTGTGGACAAGTGTCCCCCTACTACTAGATACATTTTTGATTCGTTCTGCTTCTGCTTCGCCAACTTTAGCCTTCCATTTCTTTAAAAATTCTTGATCTTTGGTGGCCCCTAATATCGTAGTTACTGAAGGAAGTCTAGCTCCTTCTATTTCATAAACCCTGGTCCCTGATCCGTGGTCCGTGAGCTGTTTTCCTTCGACGTAGGTGTATTTACTATTTTTCTTCATACTTATTAATAATTTCTTCCTTCGATTCATGTTCATGGGGCATATAAACAAAGACCACGGATTTACATTTAGGACAACTTAGGTTCGTAACCCTTGAATATTCATCGTCTTCAAAAACATCTATCTCCTGGTCTCCACCCCATATTAATTC